TGACTCTGTTATGGATCTCATGCGAAGTGCCCTCGCTGTTGGAACTACCCCTTCAATTGGTCACGATCTTTTTGAAGATATGGATGCACGCTTTGTAAGAGTTAGTCGACATCCTGTCCCCACAGGACTTGAAGCGCTGGATCAAAAAGGTATCTTAAATGGGGGCTTAGGCCGAGGAGAGATTGGTGTGATTACCGCTCCAACAGGTGTAGGTAAGTCACATATGCTTGTTAATCTTGGCGCAGCCGCTGTTAAAAAAGGTAAGAATGTTATTCACTACACTTTTGAACTTACCGAAAACGCAACAGGCTTAAGGTATGATTCAAACATCTGCATGATTCCATCGAACGAAGTTCCAGAGAGATCTGAAGAAGTAAGAGAAGCATACTCAGAAATGGAAGGTTTGGGCAGAATCATAATCAAGGAATATCCAACAGGTACTGCTACAGTCCAAACTCTTAGGTCGCACATTGAAAAGCTTTCCTTAAAAGGATTTATTCCTGATCTTCTCGTGATCGATTATGCAGATATTATGAGATCATCACGGCAATATGAATCTATGCGGCATGAGCTTAAAAAAGTCTATGAAGATCTTCGTAACTTGGCGATGGAGAAAAACATCCCGATCTGGACTGCTTCTCAAAGCAATAGAGATAGCGCATCTTCTGATATTGTAGGTCTCGAAAACATGTCAGAATCATACGGAAAAGCTCAAGTCGCTGATGTTGTTGTTTCGATCTCAAGAAAGCCTGCTGAAAAAGCTTCCGGCTTAGGCAGGCTTTATATCGCGAAGAACAGAGCTGGTCGAGACGGAATACTGTTTCCCATCAAGCTAAACACTGCTATGTCTATGTTCTCTGTTATTGAAAATGCTGATGAGATGACTCTTGAAGAAGCAAAAGATAAGAATGAAACTGACATAAAAAAGGTTTTGCAACAAAAGTGGAAACAAGTCAGTAAAAGAGAAAACAAAACCAGCGAAAAGCAATAATGTAAAAAATAATTATAACCAGGAAGAAAAATGGCAAATTATAATGAAGTTTTTGAGAAGTCTTTAGAGTATTTTAGTGGCGACGAGCTTGCTGCTTCCGTCTTTGCTACGAAGTATGCATTGCAGGACAATCAAGGAAATTACCTTGAGTCCACGCCTGATGAGATGCACAAGAGGATTGCGAAGGAATTTGCTAGAATAGAAGCAAAGTATCCTAATCCAATGAGCGAAGATGAGATTTATGATCTTCTCAAGAATTTTAAGTATGTTGTTCCGCAAGGCTCACCCATGTCAGGTATCGGTAACACACACCAGATCCAGTCTTTGTCTAATTGCTTTGTTGTAGACTCACCCCAAGACTCTTATGGTGGAATCTTAAAGACAGATCAAGAGCAGGTTCAGATCATGAAGCGCCGCGGAGGTGTTGGATTTGATATCTCGTCCATCCGACCGCACGGTTTGCGTACCTCTAACGCTGCAAAGACAACTGATGGCATCGGTGTTTTCATGGAGCGTTTCTCTAACTCTTGCCGAGAGGTGGCGCAGGGAGGTCGTAGAGGCGCTCTCATGCTCACTATCTCAATTCATCACCCAGACATCGAGACCTTTATTAATATCAAGCGTGATCTATCGAAGGTGACAGGTGCGAATATCTCCGTCAGGCTATCTGATGAGTTTATGACCGCAGTTGAGAACAATGAAGATTATGAGCTTCGTTTCCCTGTTGATGCTACCGGAGATGATAAGGTTGTCACCAGAACAGCTTCAGCTGCAGATATCTGGAATCAGATCATTGAGTCTGCACACGGATCTGCTGAGCCAGGCCTTCTTTTCTGGGATAATGTTCTAAACTATACACCTGCTCAAATTTATAAGGATGATGGTTTTCACACAATCAGCACAAATCCTTGTAGCGAAATTACTCTTTCAGCTTACGATAGCTGCCGCTTACTTCTTTTGAATACGACTTCTTTTGTCAATAATGCTTTTACAAAGAAAGCAGAATTTGATTACGACCTTTTCCGAGAGGTCGCAGGAAAAGCCCAGCGTCTCATGGACGATCTGATTGATCTTGAGATTGAGTGTGTTGATAAGATAATCAATAAGATTGAAGCTGATCCCGAAGGAGATGAAGTCAAAAGAAATGAACTCCTTTTGTGGCGAAAGATTAAAGAGGTTGCTCAAGCCGGTCGAAGAACAGGTTTGGGTGTGACAGGAATCGGAGACACCTTGGCTATGCTTGGTGCAAAGTATGGCTCTAAGAAGTCTATCAAGCTGACTGAGAAAATTTATAGCACTTTGGCTATCGGATCCTACGAGTCTTCTTGTCATATGGCTACAGAAAGAGGCGCATTCCCTGTTTACGACTTTGACAAGGAAGAAGGTCACCCATTTATGGAGAGGCTTTTTGAAGCTGCGCCAGAGCTTCGAGAATTGCACAGAGATCACGGTAGGAGAAATATTGCATTAACTACCACCGCTCCTTGCGGAAGCGTTTCTGTGCTTACCCAGACAACATCGGGTATTGAGCCTGCTTTCATGCTAAAATACACACGCAGAAAGAAGATAAACTCAAACGATCCAGATGCTACTCCTGATTTTGTAGATGATCTCGGAGATAAGTGGCAAGAATTTGATGTGTATCATCATGGGTTCAAGCAGTGGATGGATGCGACAGGGCTGACTGAGATTGAAGATAGTCCATACGCAGAAGCAACTGCAAATGAAATTAATTGGGAGTCTGCTGTAGACTTACAAGCCGCCGCCCAGCGATGGGTGTGTCACGCAATTAGCAAGACTATTAATCTTCCGAACGATGTGTCAGTTGATGATGTGAAAAAAGTTTACTGGCGTGGCTGGAAGAAAGGCTTGAAGGGTGTGACAGTTTACAGAGATGGTTCTCGATCTGGCGTTCTTGTTTCAAGCGATACCAAGCCAAATGATGATGCTTTCTCTGAGACTCCAGCACCTAAGCGTCCTGATCTTCTAGACTGTGATATTCATCAGACTTCCATCAAAGGTGAAAAGTGGACAATTCTTGTTGGCCTCATGGATGGCAAGCCCTACGAGGTTTTTGGTGGCTTAGCCAATAAGATTGAGATTCCCAGGTACTATAAAGATGGAACTCTGACAAAGAGAGTTCGAAAGACAAAGAACTCTAAGTACGACCTTAGGTTTGGGCACGCGACAGATGAGTTTTGCATCAAGGATGTCGTGGAAGTGTTTGACAACCCAACACACTCAGCTTTTACAAGAACTATCTCTCTTGCTCTTCGTCACGGCGCGCCAGTCTCCTTTATGGTTGAACAACTTCAGAAGGATAGAGATACTGATTTCTCATCTTTCTCTCGAGTAATTGCAAGAGTTCTTAAGAATTATATTGCGGATGGTACAGCAGCAAGCGAAGAAGTTTGTGAAAACTGTGGCGCGGAAGGATCTTTGATCTATCAAGAAGGATGCGTCACATGTAAATCCTGCGGACATGGAAAGTGCGGATAGTTATATCTGAGGAGATTTTTCAAAATGAGAAAAACTATACAAATAGATGAAAAGATTAGCGAAGTCAAGCTAAGATACAATCCGATCATTATTACTGTCAATAATTTTGATGAGGATGCTGCTAGAAAATTTAGAGATGAAGTCAATGCTGCTCACAATACTGGGCAGCCTGTGATTCCTGTAGTTATTGCCTCATACGGTGGTGCAGTATACTCTCTTTTAAACATGATTGATACGATTGAAAGTGCAACACTTCCAATTATGACGATCGCAGAAGGCAAGGCTATGTCATGCGGAGCTGTTCTTCTTTCTTGTGGCACCAAGGGATATCGATATGCTGCGCCCAACTCAACTATTATGATTCATGATGTTAGTTCTATGAGCAGTCGCCAAAAAGTGGAAGAGCTAAAAGCAGATGTTAATGAGTCGGATCGCTTGAATAACAAGATTATGCGTCTTATGTCATCCAACTGCGGGAAAAGACCAGATTACTTCCTCAAAGAGATTCACAAGCGCGGAAGAGCAGACTGGTTTCTCGAAGCTGATGAGTGCCTAGAAATCGGCCTAGTTGATCACGTTGGCATGCCCGAAATGAAAATCTCAGTCGAAGTAGGTGTCGAAATAGAATAGTTAATAGATGTGCCTTTAACGGAGAGTATCTATGACAAAATCTGTGTTTCGTCA